GGTTTCCCATCTCTAATAAACTCCTCAGCCGCAAGGTGAGCTTCAGTTCCATAGCGCATGGCATCTGTTTCGGGTTCAGAATAGTCTTTAGCTATCTTCATGTGATAAAACTGTTTAGGACACTGCTCGAAAGATTTCAGCCTACTAAACGACCACGGTGCTATACTCACTCACAATCTCCGTATGTTTTGCCTGTTCCTGACTCACAATTAATCGGTAAGCCTTTCGCCCAATGAGGTGTCCAACGCATACATTCTTCGATGTATTCCCGCGCTTCTTCTACTTCTGCGTCTGCTACACAGCAGACAATCGAGTCATGTACTGTCAACACAACACGATATTTCTTAGCTATATTTAACATTTGTTCGCCAATTATGCAACGTGCTATCGCTTGGCAGACATTCTCTATGACCTTACCGCCATATATTCTGGTGCGACCACGCCTTGTTTTATAGTCAAACTCTACACCTTTGTCTGTCTGCGTAAACTGTAAATCTCCGTAACCCAACTTCAAACCAGAGGGTAGTAGCATCGCTCCATCAACCACTTGTATTACCCCATCTAACCCAAACTGTATGTTTTCTCTGTTAGATAGACCTGTAAGCATATGTTGTGCATCTCTCCATAACTTGTTTATTTTCCAATTAGCTTCACGGTATATGTTTATGACACGCCGTGCTTCTGCTAGTTCTATATCAAAACCAAATGTCTTCAACTGAGCTTGGAACTTAACAGCACCCATACCATACCCTGCACCAAGAATTGTAGTCTTACCCACAAACCTCTGTTCCTTAGTAACATCTTCTTCGGAGACTCCATATATACGAGAAGCCATCTTCTTGTAAACATCTTCTCCTGCGGTAAACGCTTGAGTTAGATCATCTTGCTCTGCAAGCCAAGCCAACACCCTCGCTTCAATCTGTGATGAATCACAATCAATAATAGTGTGCCCTTCTGGTGCAATTATACTTTGTTTGAGTTTCTTACCATTGACACCACGACTCGGTAGGTTTTGCAGATTAATCTTGTCGTCGCCACCCCATCGTCCAGTATGTGCCGCATAATACCTTACAGGTACAGGTAACAGACCACGTTTAGATATATCAATGAACCTCTGCGTCCGTGTCTCTTCTAACGTGCTTTTGTTCCCAAGACGCGCCGCTACTAATTGTTGTACCCTTTCATCCTCATGGTCTTCGAGTACTTTGAACCCCTCGTCTGATTTGGCAAATGCAAACGTCTCCTTGCCTGTAGTAGGTGATAACTTCATGGGGGGCTTCACACCTAACTGCTCTAATAGTTCAGCAAATTTAGGGTTTGACATGAGGTCAGCTTTGTCCACACCTGCGCTGGTCAACAAAGCGTCCTTACGAGAACGTGTTTCAGTGAGGTGATATTCTAGCCCAGCCAGATCTAAATCTAGGATAGGTTCTACAAACATACGCAAGGTCAGGTCTATAAGTTTCATCTCTTTACGAGGAAAGTCTTTAGCCATTATCTTAAAGAGTTCAAAAGTTAGGTCAACATCATTGACACAATAGTCACCGAACTTACTTAGTTCTTCTTCTGAGAAATCTTTCCTTTTCTTTCCAAGGGTGTTCAGTACCTCGTCACCCTTCTCTCCAATACCATATCTTTCAGATAATGCTTTAAGACTACTGCTTGTCTCCACCCCATGAACTGCACGAGAAATGCACAAAGTATCCATATATACTTTAGGGCTAATCCCATAATGCCAATTAAGTATAGCCCCATCAAACATGGCATTGTGAGCCACTACCATAGAGCTTTCCCAGGGGAACTTAGATAGGTACTCAGTAACTTGTTTACGTGTACCACTCGCCCACTCTGTTTCTTGATTGTTTAGCTTAATACCAACCCCAATCACTTCAAAGTTGGGGTCACGTACATACGCTTCAGTTGTCATCTTACGTAAAGATGTTTCCTTGTCATAGAAGGTTTCGAAGTCCAGTGTGATTAAGTCCATCATTCTTCCCCCACGTTATCTTCTTTCGGATAATATACGTCTACATGACACGCACATTTAGGACAGCTTAGGTTAGTTACTATAGACCAATTAGAATCTTCTTCTTCTATGTCGTGATCTCCACCCCATATTAACTCCGTTTTACAGTGCCAACAATTCATCATTCTTCCTCCACTTCACACTCATAAGCAATACCAACGTAGGCCATGATGTCTACGTAGTGGTCTCTCTTGAGTGGACTTGTTCTCCTACGTGCTAACTTTGTAGCAATATGGAACATAGGCACTTCTGATGGTTTTATCTTGTGCCCTGTCATAGCATTAAATATATTTGCTATGTGGGTCATGTTCTCCACAGGGTCACCGTAATCTTTGTTACGCTCACCAGACGTTAGGCGCGATGCTTCATCAAGTAAAACACTTCGGTTAGCTTCTTTCTTGAACTGTTCTTTCACGAAAACTTCTTTTGGTGTGCCTACGCGATTTAATGTTTTACTTGCGTAACTATATGAACAACCAACCGCCTTGGTGATCTCATCTGCCGTAGCCAATGGGTTATCTAACAAGTACCCAAATACTTTTTCTTCTACTTTCCGCTTTCTCATTTCTCTCTCCCTAAATATTGTAGCCTTTTAATCTCAGCCCTTCTACAAATTTTTTTAACTCTACTTGTGCGGCGTTGTACATTGTGTCTCCTATCATAGTACGATTTTCATCCGCTTGGCGTTCGTAGTTATCTACCTGTTTACGTAAGAACGTCAGTTCCTCTTGTTGTGCAGGGGTTAGTTCCATCGCTCCTCCTCGTTCATATCAAACTCCCATGTCTCTTTATCCCAAGGGTAGTAACCTACATGATTTACAAATCCTGCTACAGGTAATGACCGCCCTCTCTGTATACCGTTTTGAATACTCCATCTAAAATTGCATGTGTGGCAATGATAATAACTTCTAGTCTTACGCCCTATGCGTCTCCATTCACCTGTCTTTTCTACTGTGTCGTTTAGACACCACTCACACTCCATAACATCTCCTCATGTGCCTCCCATATCATTTCCTGCTCAGGATTATAATAAAGATTTAAATCCATTGACAATCCATAACGTCTCCTTGTGCCTCCCACTGTGATGGGAGGACTAAGCTTATCGTGCCTTACCCGACAAGATCACCGTATGGAACTTCGGAGGACGGCTCTTGTTGCGGTGGATATCAAGGGCACAAAATACAAAGCCCCCATATACGTCATTACCTCTCACCGCTTAGTAATACTTCAACGTCATTCATATTCTCTTCATTAACAACTATAGCGATTCCACGCTGTGCGTCTATATCTCTTAAGTTCTTTTCCTGTAATGGTGTAGGTTTATTCTTACCTGCTTTACATTCGAAGCCAAAGAACTTCCCTTGAAAGCACCCAACTATGTCAGGCACACCGCTACTGCCATAACCACCTGTAACTGGATAGAAGTAATACGCTCCCATAGCCTTAAGGTGTTTAACTACAGTTTTCTTTACCTTCGCTTCTGGTGTCATCGCCATATCAATCCTCCTAAAAAAAACTGGCATCATTTTCGGGAAAGCAAAATAAACGCCCTCCCGAAAATTGGTAGTGCAACACTACCTCTTTTTAATCCAAGTAAAAGGTGTCAGCACCGACAAAGTTAGTCTTTCGCATACCAACACCTTTGATCTTCCTCCCACGCTCTACCATCATTAACACAGACACGCGTCCTTTAATAAACTCAGGTAGTGCATCCCAATGGTCATAGCTATCTTCTAATGCATTGTCAACACAATTCATACCAATACATCGTACTCTGATATTATTCGTATCAGGATCTGCCCACACTTGGTATAACGTGTCAGGAGGAATATCAGATTGAGACATAGTACATACCATCTCCCAACGCGTAGCCTACATCCTCAACATATTGACCTTGTGATAAGATGTTTACAACAGATAGCTTACCTGCCAGCTCCTGGGGGAGCGTTCCATCGGTGTAGGTCTTTAAGCCCTCTGAGTTGAACATCGACCTGTCTCGTAAATAATGCTTGTTAGCGTTATCTATCGGCAATACATCAAAGTGTTGCGTACCGAACTTCTCATAAACCCTGACAAGACACAGATTTAACATCTTGGCCTCGGATATTTTATGCTCCTGTTGAGACGTTATGAAGTCTTTGACTTGTTGCCCAAACGCGGGATCTATGAACGCATAGCTCGTATTAGATAGGTGTTCCATCTCACGATACATAGCTTCGCTTGTAAACAATTTATCTTTAATATCCACCGCGTTCCTACGTACCTTATCACGTGCCGAACTAAATTGTAGCTTCACGTTGTGTACTGTTTCCACCGCTATGTCAATCATATCAAAGTTCTGAAGATACCGCTTCGCATTCTTCACACCGTCTTTCAAGTGTATAGACATTGCCATATGACGTTGAAGACTATAGGTTGAATACTTCATATTCTGTATCTTATGAGAATACACAACGTAGTTACTGTCTCCCTTACCACTTTCGCGGAAGTCACCAAAGGCAATCCACCCCATGCAATAGGGGTGACCTTCCATGTACACATATGCTTGGTACGTATGGCTATATTCAAACTGTAGACCACGCATCTCTTTACTCAGTTGAAATACAAACTCCTGTATCTCAGGTCTGATATCAGAGTGTCCTCCTCTATACCCTTTACCTTTAATATCGCTCACGCGTTTTGCTTCATAGTTACTCATCGTTCTCCTCCTTGTTATAAAATTCATCATAGGCTTCATAGAAATCAGATTTATACCAACTCCAATCGTCGTAAAAATAGCGTACTTCGCCTTGTCTCCAAACTCCCCATTTGCCTATAAAAGAAAGGTAATTATTTTCTAAATCATCTGGGTCATTTCCAAAATCATCATCACCAATTTCGATTGACCCGACCCCTTCTTTATAAAATTCATGATAAGCAAGTGTATCCACTATCTTGTTT